TTAGCTGCCACATCGGCTTCCTCTCGAGTAATTCGAGCGGTTTGTTCGATACCTGTAAATCCGGTGGCCTTTAGGCTCTAGACTAGGAGATAGAGAGATGTCAAGTAGACTCGCTCTTTGTGAAGCTATCAATAGGGATGTGAATTCCTATGACAACTGGTTGGAATCTGACAACATTGAGGCCGATGTCCGCTTTGCGGCGGCTAAGGCTTTGGTGAAGTCTTTGACCAAGAAGATGACAGAGGTTGATGATACTGACGAGAAAGGTGCAAGCCAGGAACGCTCTAAAAGAGCTATTACTAGGTTTTTAGCCTCCAACGATCGGTGTTGTCGCGTCTACTCAGACCCTGAGCAAAAGCGCTTGGTGAATGAAATGGCGCATAAGGCTCACCGTCAGCTTCCTGAGCTGTGGTGGGACCAAATTATCGCCGGGGCCCGTCATGGTCCTGGTGCCTCTGTTGGCTCGAAGAAGCGTAATAGCAACTTTGAGAAATTCTTCGTTAACCAGATGACAGCGACCGATTTTTCACTGTACGTTGAGTACGTGAAGTACATCGAGGATTTTCCAACATGGGCTACAGCTGAAAAACAGCGGCGGGCCCTCTGGGTTGGATCACCGGTGTGTAAGATCGTTCGCGGTAGCAAGCTTTCGACGGTCCCTAAGAATTCTGAAACAGATCGCGTGATCTGTACAGAACCCGTCCTGAACGGCTTCTTCCAACAAGGCATTGGCTCTATCCTTGAGTCAGTGCTTCGAAGGGAGTACGGTTACGACAAAGCCAAACAGCAGAATCGTAATCGTTATCTAGCCCATTTGGGATCTCTCCATGGGAGCATCGCCACGATCGACCTCAGTGACGCCTCAGATTCCATATCTATGGGTCTGATTAAGGTGTTGCTGCCCAGTGACTGGGTTGCCGCTATTGAAGACACAAGGTCTCCGGTGACTCAGCTGCCAGATGGTCGAGAAGTTGTCCTTAACATGGTGTCATCGATGGGGAATGGTTTTACCTTCAACCTGATGACATATATATTCACCTTGCTTCTCCACGTTGTAGCGGATAGGCGCGGTGAGAACTTCCACAGAACCTACTGTGGGGTGTTTGGGGACGACATCTGTTGCCCAACTGAATGGTATCAGGACGTCCTGGACCTACTCACGGTTTTAGGCTTTACGCCAAACCGCGAGAAAAGTTTTGGAGACGGCCCTTTCCGTGAAAGTTGTGGCACAGACTGGTATCGTGGTGAGAACATAAGAGGTGTTTACATAAAGCGTTTGACCTCGCTGCAGGACGTTTATTCTGCGGTGAATAGGTTGAATCGCTGGAGTGTCATCTTCCGTGTTCGACTACCAGAGACAAAGTCTCTCCTGTGGGAGCTCGGTTCCCGTTATCATCGTGAGATGAAGACTAAGAACCGTGGGGCGTTCCCGAACTATGTTCCATTCGACACGGCGCCAACGTCAGGCGTGCAGGTCCCTAGCCTTTCAGCTGGGTATCCTGTTACGTACTACGCGTGGGTGCCAATGCGGAGGCAGTTCGCTGTCTTCGCTAGGGATGAGCTAGTTCGTACAGCTTGGGCCTACGATAAGATAAAGCCGAGCCATAACAATTGGCCTGGCCTTGTACTGTCGTGGGCTTCAGGTTGGATACGCAAGGGATGCCTTTTACGACGCCCTGACAAGGTGAAGTATAAGAGG